TACCTTCTTGGCCATCTTTGGATTGTGGGCAACCATTTCCATAAGACGGTGTTGCTTAGCTGATTTACTTGGCATATCAACAGTTCCAAGCTCTCAAAGACTTGTTGATCCTACTATTAGGATCTTTTGCAGTCTTTGTTGAAGTTAATTCTCTCTTCATGCCTTCCATTCTGGCGCAGAAAGAATCCCTACGCTTACCGCCTTTTGGCTGGGGAGGTTTTAAATTCATCCCCTGTTTCTTAGCGGAAGCACGACCCTTTGCGTTTAAACCGCCGTTCGGGTTCTTACCCTCTTTGCGTTGCCAAGCTGGGGTCGTTGCCATGTTATGCGCTTCCAGAGTCCGAGTTGAAAACCTGATATCCCTCAACAACAATACCAGCACCAACTGTTCCTGTGCCAATCTTTAGCTGATACTGAATATCAGTCTTAGGGCCAAACTGGAATGGAATACTTTTGGTCACAATAAAGTTATTGACGAAAGGCTCTTGCAACACACTTAACTGAGCACCAGAAATACTGTTATAAGATACAGCTTGATATACAAGTGTAGATGTTCCTGATGCCGTGTAAGCGTTGTTAGTGTTAATTGTTACTTGAGTAAAGTAAAAATTACAGTTGTTTGGAACGGTATAAACCGCCATCTGACTCTTGCCAATACCAGCATTAATGTACGCATAAACATTGGTGTTTGTTGCTGTACAAGTAATCTGACCAATATTGGTTTTTTGTGATCCAGCTGGGGTGTTTAAAACCAATCCCTGAATTCTTAGATAGTTATTTACAGTAGTAGCAGTAGCTCCAGAGCCACCACTAGCCATAATAACAATCTCAGAAATAGGATTAAAGTTCTTGTCCAAACCATTAACAATAATAGTTGCACCAACATCTGATGCGCTATTACTGCCAATCGTCATTACAGAAGGACTGGTCAAATAAGCTGGATATGTAGCAGCAGTTTCCCAAATTGGAATGAATGAAGTTCCAACTGATGCTTGATATCCAAAAATATTAATAGCACTGTGTTGTGCTATCTGACCACGAGCTACTTGTAGGGCAAACGGTTCCGTCTTCCCGTTACGGGTGATGGAAGAAGTTTGTGCAGACATAATTAATCTCCTTTAAAGAGGGGGCCGAAGCCCCCGATTAATTAGTCAAAGTTACCGTAGGGGTAAGTTGTAGAGTTACCGATGTTCATGTCATTCTGGTTGTAACGAATTGTTACTTCAACTTGACCAGAAGAAAGACCAGCTACTGAAGTAGTCATCTTCAATGTAACAACAACTTGAGAGAACCATGAAGGTTGTTGACCAGGCTGCAAGTTTTGGAAATCTTGCAATGTGGCGTTGCTGTTTGTTAACTGTGAGCCAACATAAGTACCTGTGTATCTTTGAGCAGCAGGGCTAGAGATATTGGCAAATGTTGCATACACGCCAGTAGATGTTGCAAAGTTATTTGAAACATAAGGCTGGATAGCGGTCACAGCCAAAGGTGTGCCAGCACTATCTTTAGGTATTGTACCAATGTCAAGGATAACATCGGTAATGTTACAGCTATAGGGCAAATAGAATACTACGCCACGATAAACTGTAGTTGTAGCATCAGCCGTAGGAGCCGTAGCTACCGTTGGGCCTGTTGCGCTATACACGCCAGATTGAGGCGTATAAATAACACCATTGCTATTTGGAATGTTGTTCGAAGCTACAAACTGACCAGAACCACCACCATAGTTAGCGGTATTAGCCGTTGTAACTGAAAAATCCAATAGAGCTGTTTGAACTAAATCTGTATAGCCAATATCTCTAACGGGGCCAAATCTATTGTCACCCGATAGGATTGGGCCTTCAAAGGTACTGCGTCCCATAATAATTCCTTATGCAAAAGTCTCTTGTTAATCGTTGCATCGTCTGCTGGGCCAGTAGCAACAAGAGGAAAACTCCCAGATGCTTAATATTACTACTTTTTAAAATTAATGCAAATGTTTTTTACAATAAAAAAGCCCCACTTTTTGGGTGGGGCCAAAAGCTCAGGGGGGAGCTTTTAATTAATAGGAACCGTAGATTCCCAATGGATCAGACCATCCGAAGCTATAACGCTCACGAGACTTGTAACGAACGTTACCAGTATCGAAGTCACCATCCATGCTATTTTGCAAGGGGGTGCGAACGAAGTGCTTCATACCGTTAGGTACATCAGTAGTCAAGAACCAAGCATTGGTAGCTGTCAAGAAGTGGTTAATGGTGTAACCCTCTGGAACAGAACCGTTGTTCTTGATAGCGTTGATGTCGTTGTTGTTTGTACCAACACGCAATTCAGTATCGAGCAAACGAGTTGCAACGAACTGGAGAGCAGGAGGAACAATCAACTTCTGGGGACGGGCAGCGATCAATAAGCCACGCTCATCTGTCCATGCAGCGATTTGAATAACTGCATTTTCCAATGCGGTTTCATTCAAGTCAGCAGGAGTAGAAGGAGTGTTAGCGTTAGTACCACCAGACACCAAGGGGTGAGCTGTATTGAACAGAGACACGCCATCACCACCAACGTAGGCAGAGTTGAAACCGTTGTTCAAAACGGCAGCAGCTTTAACCTGTTTGGTGTATGCCATCGCACGAGCCAAGCCTTTGGTATAGCGAGCAGACAAAGAATCGTAGAGGTTATCTTCGATAGCTTCTTCTGTTAAGCTAAAGCCAAGGGCAATAGTTTCGTGGTTGTAGCGAGCAGTCCATGCTTCTTGTGCATTGTCATAGCTGATGGCAGTACCTTCAGGCTTGACTGGTGCAGCAGAAAAACCAGACAGTTTTGTCTCTTCTTCAAAAGAACGCTCAGAGGTTTCTGTTTCATAGATCTCTTTGTGTTCTTCACCATAACGTGCATACTCTAAACCGAACAAAGCGTTCAAGCCTGGGAGCAGCTCTTTCAATAGTTGTGCGCGTGAAATAGCCATTTGTTAGCTCCTTAATTAAACGCCAGTAGCATTAAAGTATGAATGGTAACCAAAGTTCCATTGTACTAATGCTTCAGGGAAACCGACAAAACTGTATGTCGAACCAGACGCTGTTGTACCGATAGCGTTAGCTACAGTGACAGACGTACCACTTACTTGAGTTACATAGTTGTAATTACCTTGAGCACTGTTAGTCGCTCCAGATGCAGTACAAATGACTTGCATACCAGGTTGAATAGCAGAGTTGGCAGATGACAACGTAATGGTAGAGCTCGATGATGAACCAGTTGCTTGAACCACAACTTGTGTATCAGTTACTGTTTGGATGATGCGGAAAGCGCCACCGCTAGTATTGCGAGTATTACCTTGAGTTGTACCACCAGCAAGGAAAGTACCAGTCAAACCCATACCAGAGTCACCAGTAGTAGTGTTGCCAGAAGCAGAACCACCATTAGAACCATTGGTAATCAAGAGAGCATTTGTACCCACGAAAGCTTCACTGATATAACCAACGGCCGTACCAGGTGTGTTGCTAACTGAGCTAGTGCTTTGAGTTTGGAATGCTGCTTTGAAGACAACTTGAGGATCATCAACGATGTAAGCAACTGCATAGTTCGACACTGTACTGGCAGGCCAGTATTGTGAACGAATAATTTGGCCTGAAGAGTTGGTGTATTCACAACCAACAAACACGCCAATAGTACCGTTAACAGGAGAAGTTGCTGCGCCCAAAGTAGTTACTGCAAGAGTACCACCTGAGAGCTGAACTACGTCACCGTTAAAAAAGTTGTAACCATAACCAGAAGAAATAGGAACCATACGAGTAGAACCCGCAAACACCCTACCTCCAGTTAAGCTTACTGGTTTTAAGCCGTACACGGCTGAAACGACAGGATAAGCCATTTTGAACTCCAAAAGTTTTAGACAGAACCTCTGCCAAATGTAGTCGTAGACTTCCTCTCATTGAAGATCGGCATTCTAGGATCACTCTGGCGCATAAGATTGTTATCTACTGCATCTGTTTGTTGACGGGTAACATTGGCATAGTATGCCTTTTCTTGTTGCCCCATCTCCTCTGGACGCTTGCAAAGTAACAATCCGCCAATCAAGATGTTGTCTTTATAACGTCCATCAGGATCAGCTAACAATTTCATATGCGGCTGCTCTTCAATTCTGACTGCCTCCCAACCTTCTCTGTATGAGGAAGAAATATTCCTCTGGTCAGGTTCATTCAAAATCGAAACCCGCTTCCAGTGATATTCATAACCAGCTTCCTTGATCGGCTCTGGAAGAGTTTCAGGCGGCCTCCATTGTTGGGGACGGGCGCTTTTCTCTCTATTACTTAATTCACGGGGTACTCTGTTCTCAGCCATTATTGATTCTCCAAGTTACGTTTAGCATCAGCATATTGTTGTGGGGTTAAACCTAGTTTCTTGGCTATTGCCATTTCACTCTGTTTCATTTTGACCACTTTCGAAGCGGTGCTTCTAGTCGCGGGGGCCACAACAGTGCTCGGTTTTGTACGAGTTTCGCTTTTCTCTTCAACTGGTTCATCAAAACTTTCTGGGAACCGCCTACGCATTGTCTTGTCTAACGTTGAGTAGTATGCTTCAGAGCCAACTGCCACACCTTGCCTCTCTAGTTTCCTATGAAGGCCAAGAGCTGCTGCTGTCATTTCCTCGTCTTGTCCGAACCAAGGATTTCGTTCCTGCCATTCCTGCGCTTTTCTGTCAGCACGGGGAGCTTGAACTTGCTCTTGTTGCGTTTGTACCTCAAATTTTTCCTCCTGTAAAGGGGGCATTTTGAAGCTTTGCGCTTGCAAAAGGCGCAAATTCGCTTGTTGCATCTTGTTTTGAGCTTCAACAATAGCGTCTGTATCACCAGACTCATATGCCTGTTTATAGGCATTTTTTGCCATCTGAAGCTCAAGATTTGCTGCATTATTGAGGGTATTTGCGTACTCTTGACCCCCAGATTGCAACATTCCCTTGATGCGTTTGTTCTCTTCTAGCAAACGTTGCGCTAAAGTGACGGCCTGCTGTTGCTCTCGCTGTGCGGCTTCCTTCTCTCTACGCTCGTCATGCCACACTCGCTTCATTTGAATGAGCTTGTCTTTGGCATCTTTGCTATATTTGTCGAGATCATCTGTCTCGACTTCAAGATTCTTGACAAATTCTTGCGGAACGGGCTTGCGGCCACGGTCTTCTGGAGGAGTATCGTCCTCAATTTCAATTTCAACGGATGATGAGTCCGACTCATCATTCACTTTAGTATTACTTTCTTCAAGTTCATCTGGAAACTTGAAGTCAAATTTATCATTTTCAGCCATGTTCAGCTCCTTAGTTTGAACGCTTGATGCCGCGTGGATCGTCTACCACCGCTTCAACCGTGTCATCGTTGATCATTCTGAATTCTCTACCATGAATCAGCAATCGTGAGCCCGAATTCGGTCTAACAATCACAAAATCACCCTTTTTACACCACGGACCACTAGGGAAACGTGCAGTATCGGAGTAACAATCAGGGCCAAGATCGACAACGAAAAGGACTGTAGCCAGTTTCTCTTCAAAGTTGACTGTCGAATCGGCTTTAACAATGCCGCTTTCGAACTCTTTTTCAACCTCAGGGATAGCGCAAAGAATGCGATAACCACTTGGCTTGGGTAGTTGTGTAGCCTTCTCTTCAGCAGGTACATTTAATAGTGCGGATAAGTCCACCGCTTGGGTTAAATCAACATCATTCATCGTCCGAATGCTCCATTTTCTTTTTCAAGTCTAATATGTTTTGTCGTGCGACCAGCAGACCTCGTATCTCGCCGCACAAATTTAAATACTCAGAATAGTCTTTGGCTTGCCCGCTAGCTAACCAATCCTTGAGCATTACTACATTTGATTCCAGTTGTTGTACCAGAACATCTGATGCATCCATCACTCTCCTTTAGGTTTCTTACTTGCCATTCGCTCTTGATGTTTGACCTGCATGATTGACTTCATGCCGTCTGCAACAAGCTCGTCCTTAGCCCGAGTATCAGCAGTTCTGTCTGCTAAATACTGCTTGGCCATCTCAACACCATGAGCAACCGAATCGGAATGCTTTTTGGTCTTGATCTCTGCCACCTTGGAAGCTGCTTCCATGTGTATCTTTTTCTCACCTATTTCATTAGCTTGTTGTCCAAGCATATGTTTAGATGCCGTTTGCGCCATTGCAATTTGTTGCTTAGATTGGTTTTGCGCCATAGCCACTTGTTGTTGTGACTGAATACGCATCTGCTCAATCTGCAACTGCTGCTGCTTGATCTGCAACTGCATTGCATCCATCTGGGCTTTCTGCTGTTGGGCTTGAGCCTTAAGCTGCAACTCTTGTTGTTGCATCTGAATAATTGGATCTTGCGCTTGTTGTTGAGCTTGTTGTTGTGCTGCTTGACCTTGAGATTGTTGTAACAATCTTTGAGCCGCCTGAGCAAGCAACGGAGCCAATTGAGCTTCCACCTTGGGATCCATCTTTTCCTGTTCGCCAGACTCGTCTGTCTGTGGAGGTAATGCAAATCCTAGTTGTTGCTCAATCTGCACCCTATACTCAAAGCCAATGTGCTCATTAATATGAGCCATAAGTGCTTGAGTAATAAGAGGAGCTTGTGGGTTACTCTGCAATAATTGTTGGGTTTTTGGATCCTGCATTGCAGACATATGGACTGTAATGTGCGCCTGATGATCCTGATAAGAAAAAGCTTTAAGCGGTTTCATTACCAAAGCGTTTTGATTCTCCGTGACTGGATCAGTCGGAGCTTGGTCTTCAGCCATAGGAATCAGCTTGTTAACATCCTTAATACCTAAAACATCAAGCATCTGCTTATGCAATAGGGGCATGTTATATAGCTGAGGAGCCTGTGAAGCTAACTGTAAAACCGCCTGATATTGAACAATCTTCTGCGCCATCGTGGACGCATTAGGATCAGCTACTGGGATTACATCGACATTGTGATAGTCAGATTTCTTGGCTTTTCTACTACCTTCTTCAGGATCATAGTCGTAATCTTCAGGCGTATAGTCAGCAATGATCTCCTTCAAAAGACCCAACTCTTGCTGCATCGAATAGTAAATTCGAGCCTGAATAGCAGTCGTTACCTTTAGCGTTCTCTCCAAAATAGCCAAAGTCGTACCAACTGGAGACTGTCCAGACATATCACTAATCTGCAAGTCAGCCGTATTAGCAAAGCGTCTTCCGTCTTCAACGATCTGATTCAACAAAGCCATCAATACTTGGCTAGGTTCCTTATAAGGCAACGGCAATAAGTTGTCTTTAATAGATCCGCTAGGAACGTCAACGTCCCTGAACTCTCCAGGTGCAATCGGTGTATCGTCACCTTTCACCCTCAAGCCACGAGTCTTGAATCCACCAGGCAAGTTACTCAGCGTACCCGCATCAACCAACTGTCTAATTAAAGACGTACCAGACTTGGCAAAAGCTCCAATTAAATGGATCAAACCAAAGTGATAGAAACCAAATCCAGGTACATATCCATAGTGGACAAAATGCTGTCTCTTGGCCTTAGTCGGATCATCTGGTGACCAGTTTCTCCTTACCGCCAATACGCTTGTAGTACCTTTTTCAATCGTAACTATATAAGGCAAAGCAATGCCAGTCGGCTCACCATGCTTATCTACATCTTCAAATCCAGGTAAATCCAAGTCCACATGGATCTCTAATACCTTGTATCTATCGTCCGAAGTAGCTCTAAAGCCAAGCTTTTCAGCAATCTTCTTCTCGACTTCATCTAATATATTATCTGGGTGACCGAGATCTACATCTCTATAGAAACCAGCAACCTGTAATCTTCTCAACTCATTTTCCGTCTTCCTCATCACATGAGTAATACGGGGAGCACTCTCTAAACTACTGGCTCCATAAGGAACAACCACATCCTCGGCAGGAGCAAACATCGACACCTGTCTTCTCATATGGGGATCGTAATACACTTTCTTAAATGCATTACCCGCTAACCCTAGGCCCCACAACATCCTCTCATGCTCAGGACGGTACTCTTTCATAACGTCCATCAACT